CTCCTGCAGCTACGGTTGCACTGTCTGGTTCAGGTACACTGACAACGACTGCAACTGTCGCAGTGTCTGGAACTGTTACACTCTCGGGTAGCGGAACGCTTACTGCGACAGGTACTCCTGCTCCGGTAGGCTCTGTTTCCCTTTCGGGTAACGGTACTCTCACAGCAACGGGAGTCCCGAAGCCGGTAGCCACTGTTGCACTAAGCGGCAATGGTACGTTAACAACTACTGCCACTGTTGCAGTATCGGGTACTGTATCGCTCAGCGGTAACGGTACACTAAATGCTACCTCAGGCAATAACTTCTCCGGCACCGTACCCCTCAGTGGCAACGGCACACTCACCACAGCTGGTACTCCTTCCCCCGTAGGCACGCTTAGTCTGTCTGGTACTGGTATCCTAGTAAGTACAGGGACTCCTACCACTACAGGTACAATTAGCCTATCCGGTACTGGTGTACTAGCTACTACTGGCACGCCTAGAGTAGCTAGTACGCTAGCCTTGTCTGGCAATGGCGTTCTGTCTTGCACCTTCGTGCCACGACTATCGGCTAGTGCTTCATTTACTGGCAACGGCACTCTAATCGCCACAGGCTTCCAGGGACAGCCAGTCCACCTGGACGTAGAGTTTGGTCAAGCACAGCTGAAGTGGCGTGCTAATGTTCATGCACCGAAGTGGCGTACGAGGATTGTTGCAATAAAGTGGTACGCTGGTGTTGTTAATACCACCAAGTGGCAGACGGCTCAGTTTACTCGAAAGTGGAGGGAGGACCTGTGAGCCTTGTAACTATATCGGCACTCACAAAGGAGTACGTACGTGCTCAGGTGTACGCTAAAGAGGCAGGTGTGGAGGTCAACCCAACCACCTACGTTGTTGAGATGGCCTGCCCTATAACCGGAGTTGTGCCTGTATCAGGTGACTGGAAGACGGCTAGCTGGGAGGTTGATAATGGGACGTACTGGGCGCGAGTCCTGGTCGGCACGGGCTCAACGTTGGTCCTTGCGGCAGGTTACTACGACGTCTGGGTTCGTATTACGGCACCGAGCGAGACGCCTGTCAAGAAGGTAGGACAGTTACAGGTCATCTGATACTTGTATATACGACATGCTAGTTGACAAAGCAGGCCCTATGTTACCATTACGGTAAGGAAGGAGCACAAATGACCCAGCAGACAGGCTTCCTCGTCGATCTGAGCGGGGTGACATTCTCAGACGACCCGAAGCCTACCTGGATTCACGCCCTTTCGCTTGGCACTTTCTCCCACCCGATCTACGGCGACATCACCATCACGCCTGATCGGGTGAAGCAGTTCGCGGCAAACGTCATGAGCAAGGTGCGTGGCGTTGACCCCGACATCGACTTCGACCACAAGACCAAGACCGACGAGGCTGCCGGTTGGGTCAAGGCAGCTGATGCTCGTTCCGACGGTCTTTGGCTGAATGTCGAGTGGACCGCGAACGCATGGCAGAAGCTGAAGGATAAGGCGTACCGTTACTTCTCCGCTGAATTCGTCGACGAATGGGAAGACCCGAAGACGAAGGTCAAGCATAAGGACGTTGTACTGGGTGGTGGCCTCACTAACCGCCCGTTCCTGAAGGATCTGGTACCCATCAACCTGTCGGAGGCGTTCTCCGAAGGCAACGAGAACGAAGGAGGAAAGACCGTGGCAGACGACGAGCCGAAGACCAGCACTCCGTTCGTAAAGCACTTCGCCAAGCTGTATGGTCTCGACCCCGACACCGCCACGGAAGATGCGGTGCTGGGTGCGGCGACTGCGCTGAGTGTGTATCAGCAGAATCAGCCCGACCCGCAGCAGCAGACGGGCGGCCAGAAGGTGGCAGCGTCTGAGGACGACGGCATGCCCGATGACATCAAGAAGCTCGCCGAGACCAGTCCTTCTATTGCTGCCATGTACAAGATGATGCAGGAACAGAAGAAGCAGCTGGGCGAAGCTACGACCGAGCTCAAGAAGGCGAACGTTGTTCGTTCTCTGAGTGATGTCAAGGGCAAGGATGGTGTCGTCCTTTCCACCGCCGCTCAGGACCTGGCCGCCAGCATCATCATGGGTCAGGACGTCGAGAAGAACCTGCCGGAGCTCCTGAAGAAGTTCATGGAGGGCACCGGTTCCGTTCAGCTCGGCGAGACTGTTGGCGCCAACGCGCAGGTGCCGAAGCGCTTCCAGGAGAAGTCCGCTACGGTGCAGCTCGACGAGCGAGTCACCGAGCTGATGAAGAACAACAAGGATCTCGACATCACTGAGGCGTACGACCGAGTCTTCAACGAGGACCCGGAGCTGTTCGCACAGTACCGCGACGAGTCGACCGCTTTCCGAGCCTGAGGGGAGGTAAAAAATAAATGTCTAACTACGTTCTCGCACAGGGCTTCTCAATCCCCGCAGGGCAGACGGTTACGTACGGTCTGTGCGCAGTGCAGGGTTCCGGTAACCGCGTAGCGCAGACTGCCGGTGCGGCCGCCCAGGTTCTGGGTGTCTTCATCGAAACGGTTGACACTGCCAAGGTTGCTACTGGCAAGGTCGTCGCTGGTGTCCAGCTCATGGGCGAAGCGCGAGTGATCGCGGGTGCCGCTGTTTCTCGTGGTGACCACCTCACGACTGATGCATCAGGTCGTGCGGTTACCAAGACCAAGGCCATCGCAGGTGCTCAGCCTGGTAACTCCTTCGGAGTTGCAATGACGCCGGCATCTAGTGCTGGTGACATCATCGAAGTCATCCTGACTCCGTTCGATACTTTCTAAGAGGAGGTGAGAAGACATGGCAGTTTACCAGCCTACTGGATCTGGTAATGCGCACATCGATAAGGTCCTTACCAACATCAGCATTGGGTTCCCCAACGCCGGTATGGTAGCGGATGTCCTCTTCCCCTCTGTGGGAGTGGCTAAGCAGTCGGACAAGTACTACATCTTCGGTCGTGAAGGTTGGCTTCCTGAGGACGACGTTCGTGCTCCGGGTACCGAGGCGAACGAGATCCCCGGCGTTGCGCTGTCTCTCGACAGCTACTACGCTTCGGAGCACGCCCTGCAGATCCCGGTCACGGATGAAGAGCGTGAGAACGCCGACGCTCCCCTCGCCCCCGACCGCGATGCAACCAACCTGGTGACCAGCAAGATTCTGATCGGGCGCGAGCTCGTGATGAAGAACCTGGCCACCACTGCAGCGAACTACGCCTCGGGTATGAGCACTACCCTTTCGGGTACTGCTCAGTGGAGCGACTACGTCAACTCCAACCCGATCAGCGACATCAAGACCGGCATCCGTGCGATCAACGCGCAGATCTTCCTCGACCCGACCGTCGCGGTGATTCCCTACCAGGTCATGTCGATCCTGGAGGACCACCCGGACATCATCGAGCGTGTCAAGTACAGCGAGCGTGCGATCCTCACCGAGGAGATCATCTCCGCCGTCCTGACGCTGCCTCGTGTGGTTGTTCCTGGCATGGGTTACGTCGCATCGCCCGCCGCGGCTGCTACGTACCTGTGGGGTAAGGATGTCATCCTCGCCTACGTGCCCCCGAACCCTGGCCTCAAGATCCCGGCCTACGGTTACGAGTTCACGTGGGGCTACGGCGGCAACCTCAAGCAGGCTGTCGACCGGTGGCGCGAGGAGAAGCGGAAGTCCGACCTCGTGCGTGTCGCGCGTCGCTACGACGTGAAGCACACCGCGGTCGACGGCACCGGTAAGGTCATTGCCGGCTACCTCATCAAGGCGGCGGTGCTCTGATGGCTAAGAACTACGTTGCAACCACGCACATCAAGCATGGCAACGACGACGGAGAGCTCGTTGAGTTCTTCGACGGCGATGTCGTCGAAGGCCTTCCCGGCGATGTCATGGTCTCGCTTTACCATGACGGTTCGATCGTCGAGGAGGGTTCCCCCGATGACCCGAATCTGCTTTCGCCGGCCGTCGTCCACAACCAGACTCCGCGTGTTGTGGAAGAGGTCCTGAAGGCACAGGTCAAGGAAGCTCAGGCTCCAGGTGGGGGCGCTGTGGTGTCGCTTACTCACCCGGATAACGACCCGGCTGATGATCCTCAGGCACTCCTCGACGGCCACAAGGGTCGTCTGGGCGTGGATGAGGATGACGACGAGGTCGAGCCTGAGCTGTCCGCCCTGGATTCGGGCAAGACTCCGCCTCCTGCGCCTGTCGGCTCGTCTCCGACAAAGGCCACGAAGGCACAGGCCACGAAGGCGCAGCCCTCCGGCGACGGCAGCGCGAAGGCCAAGCCTACCGGTAGCGGAGAGTAGGGGGCTCTGAGTGGTCAGGATCAGTGTCGAGGAAGTTAAGGCATGGGTAGAGCCGACGAAACTCCCCATCGCCGGTCTTGACACTGACCTGGCCACTCAAGTTGAAGAACTCGTTCTTAGTCGCATCGCATCGGCCTACGATGTTTCCACTTGGGTAAATGCGGCTACTACACCGAAGCTTGTTCGTTCAGCCATCTCCATGCTGTACGTAAGCATGTACTACGACAGGCAGTATTCCGAGGACGAGCGTTCCAACGCCTGGGCGCGCCGGCTGTCTCTCATGGTCGATAGCATGATCAATGGCATTGTCACCGGCGCGATCGACCTCCTCGACGTCGTTGGCAGTGCACCTAACTCGGCCGCATCCTTCTTCCCCAATGATGCGTCCTCTGCCATCGTCGACTCTTACCTACAGACTCTCGATCCTTCCCTTGGGCCTGCCGCATTCAGTATGGGCAGGCGATTCTAATGGCCCAAGTTCAAGGACTGAAGCTCGACAGAAGCATTGTCAGCTTTACGTTTAAGCCCTCCATCGGCATTGTGGCTAGTCGTGTCAATAAGTTGAGCTTGGACATCAGGTCCTTTCGTGTCCCGCTGACGCGTTCTGTCAAGCAGGTCATGATTCCCTCCTTCCAGAAAAACTTCACATCAGGAGGTCGTCCTGCCTGGGAACCGCTTGCAGAAGAGACCATTGCCAGAAAGAAATCCGACAGAATACTCGTGGACACGGGTAGGCTACAGCGCGTTGTCGGCCAACTCAACATTTGGTCTATCGGCAAAACCACTGCTACAATCCGTGACCTACCGGAGGCGGTTAGTTATGGACTTGTACACCAGGCAGGAACGTCTGGTGGTGGAAGGAGTTTCGGTTCGTTCGCTCGTCGTGTGCTAGACATCAAGCCTGGCGAGAAGATGGGTCATGGCGACTTTGTCGACGCTATGAAGATCCAGTCGAACATGGAACGCGGCGGAAACCTTTCAGGCTCTCGTGGCAATACAGCTACTATCCCTGCACGCCCGTTCGTAATGATGCAGCCCGAAGACGAGAAGGACATCGAGCAAGTCTTCGCCCGCTGGCTCGATGAACGTCTTGCAGGATTTGTGTTGAGGTCCTGATGGCGATCACCACGAGCCTGGTGGACTTCGCAGAGGGCGTCGAGGCTCTCCTCCGGGACCGACAGACAGAACTTAATGTCGCTGCGATTTTCTATGGCGACCAGGATAGGATTCCAGTCACACCTACAGTGTGTCTAGAACCAGTCCACAAAGAGCGTACACTGCAAGGGGCACAGAGATATACCATCCTCACTTTCCAAATCGTGATCCTGGTCTATCACTCAGTGGCGCAGGACAACCAAGTTACACGCAAGGAAGTAGACAGGTTCGGTGAGGCTATTGAGGCCGTTCTACACGAGGATAACACCCTCGGTGGACGCGTCATCAACTGTCAGGTAACTACTCTTGAATCAGGCTACGCGTTCAAGAGCACAACGTTGTTCAGGTCCTGCCGCATTACGTTCGAAGGTACAAGCCGTCAGAATTTGCCCTAGGAGGTGTGAAGTGAACTACCGCGTGACTGTTAACCTGCCCGGCACTCCTGAGGGTGCAGAGATCGACGTGCATGGTCTCGGACGTATCAAGAACGGTGAGAGCAGGATCCTGTCAGGTGTCGACTGGGATATGTTCTCACTCCTGAACCGTCCTGCGATCTGGGACGACAAGCTCAAGCGCGACGTCGTGGAAACTGAGGACCAGCTCCTCGTGCGCTTCAGCGACCCCAAGCAGACAGTCCACATCGAGCCGACCGACGATGAACCGGCCCCTGTGGTGTCTGGTGAGGAGGAAACCCGGGCTCAGGCGCACGAGCGGCAGCTCATCAGCGAGCATGAGGCCGACCACGGTACCACAGATCAGAGTCAGCAGGCAGATAGTGGGCAGCCGGGCAAGCCCAAGGGTATGCCTAGCTCGCCGAACGTGAGGGGTGATCGGTAATGGCTGTCGGAATTGGTGGTGGCGGGTTCGTAGGCATCGCCCTCGAGGCCACGCCTAACACCTACCTCGCGCCTACGAAGTTCTTCCCGATCACCAGCGAGAGCCTGAAGTACGTTCAGGACACCCGCTGGCGGCGTCCGATTCGTCAGAACGTTGACGTCCTGGGTGGTATTCCGGGTAACGTCAGCATCGAGGGCGACATCGCGATGGAAGCACTGGAAGATGTGGCGGCAATGTTCCACCACGCTTCTCGTGCGACGGTTGTGAAGTCTGGCACTACCAACTTCACATACACCTTCACGCCCAATGCACTCGCTACGCCTGCCCGCACGCTGTCTATCACGGTCGTTCGCAATGGCGTGACGTACGGCTACGTTGGTTGTGTGGTTAGCTCGTTCAAGTACACCGTCGAAGACGGTGCGCTGATGGTGACCTACTCGATCATCGGTAGCGACGAGACCTCGCAGACGCTGCCCGTCATGAGTGCTACTACCACCGCACCGTTTGGTGCCGGCCAGTACAGCATCGAAATCCCAACCGCGTCGCCTGTCACGGATGTGGATACCTTCGACTTCACCGTCGAAGACAACGGCTCTCCGCAGTACCGACTGAAGAACACTGGTCGTGGTGCGCAGTTCATCCAGTACGGAGAGCGTAACTGTACGCTGACGCTGGAGCGTGACTTCCAGAACCGTACGGACTACGACAACTTCAAGGCACTCACTGGTCAGGCCATTACGATTACGGCTTCCAAGGGTGTCAACAACAGCATGACGTTCCTCACTCCGGCGTCTATCAAGGACACGTACGAGATCGGTCTCTCGGGTCAGGGTGACCTCCTCCGAGCCGCCATTACGTACCAGAACGCGTTCGATGCGACAGCCTCGTACTCGTACCTTCTCACGATCAAGAACCAGCAAGACATCACGTAGCGAGCAAGAGTCTATATCGAGTCTAACCCGCTTAGACTCGATATAGACCGAATGACGATAGGTCTCACGTACAATCTACCGCTGGTAAGTCTAACTCGAGTCTCATCGATCCTTGAGGGAGGATCCCGCAATGCCCAGAGCCACAGTTTCCACTGCTACCGAACGTTTCGAATTGAAGTCTTGCCCTGAGGGGTTCGTAGAGCTTCGGCGTATGTCCTACGGCGAGAAGATGACTCGCCAGGCTGAAGCTGCCAAGATGAAGGTTCTCGCGCAGAAGGGCCGCAACAAGTCCTTCGAGGGCGAAATGAACATGATGAACGAGAAGGTGCGAATCTTCGAGTTCACCCACTGCATCATGAACCACAACCTCGAAGACGAAATGGGCGACAAGCTCGACTTGGGCAACCCCGATCACGTGCGCAAGCTCGATGGTAAGATCGGTGAAGAGATCGACAAGTACATCGGCGAGATGAACAACTTCGACGACGATGACGAGGATGACGAGCTGGGAAACTAGAGTTCCGTATCAGGACCTCGGTTGTAATGAGCCGAGAGCCTGATGCGGAGGTAGCAGCTCTAATCGAACTTTACTACATGTGCGAAACCTTCCACGCATTACCTGGCGCAGGGGGGATCCTCGACCAAGACAGCTACTTAATGTATGGGTTGCTTCTAGTGGCGTCAGCAGTGCAAGAGAAGACCGCCAAGGAACATCCCAATATGTCATAGGAGGATGTCGTGCCTCTCAGTTCCCGGGAGCTTCTCCTCGTGCTTCGTGCACGGGATGAAGCCTCTCGGGTACTGAGAGGTTTTGGTCGAGAGTTTGGGCACCTGAGTGCTCAAGCGCAGGCTGCCGTCAACAAGCACATGGCGGCAGGTACGGCGCTTGCTACTGTCGGCGTAGGCATGGCAGCTGTAGGTGTCATAGGCCTGAAGTTCATGTACGATGCTACCAAGGTAGCCATTGCGTACGAGCAGCAAGTTGCACTCACACGTACACAGGTTGACAAGCTAGGCGTCTCCCTGCAGCAGATTGGCGACATCGGTAGACGTATCGCCAGAGACATTGCTGTACCGTTCGAGCAGCTACAACCAGCTCTTTACGACATCTTCTCGTCCATGGATGTCTCGATTCCACAGGCAGAGGTTCTGCTTAGGTCGTTCGCCAAGACAGCAGTTGCTGGACAGGTAGACATTCAGACTGCAGGCCGTGCGACCATCTCCATCATGAACGCTTTCCACGTACCAGTTAGCAAGGTCAATCACATCATGGATGTGATGTTCCGACTGGTTCAGAAGGGTGTCGGAACGTACGGCGAGTTCGCTAGGACTATCGGTAGGTCTATTCCGTCAGCTGTCCGCGCTGGGCAGAGCGTTGAAACCCTTGCAGGTATGCTGGCATTCCTGACCCGAAACGGTCTGAGTGCCGCAATGGCTAGTGCTTCTGCAGGTCGTGCACTTGATGCGTTCTCCAACCCGAAGGTCGTTGACCGACTGACGGCGATGGGCGTATCAGTCAAGGACGCCAAGGGTCAGTTCCGCGACCTTGGTCCAATCATGACTGACCTGCAGAAGAAGTTCGAAGGTATGACCAAGCCGCAGCTGGCTAAGGCTCTCCACGAGTTGTTCCTGGGCGCTGGCGGTACGATTCAGGCACGGCGCTTCTTCGACATGGTACTGTCTAGTAGCAAGTCGGTTAAGGAATTCAACCAGCGCATCCGTGAGATGGGCAATGCTTCGGGTGTCGCTGCGCAGAAGTACGGCCAGATGGCAGACACGACGGCTAGCAAGACTCAGGTGCTGTCGAACAACTGGACGCTTCTTAAGGAAGCCGTCGGTAGTGCGTTGAAGCCCGCCTTCGATGGTCTGATCGATAGTCTGATCAAGGTACTCCAGTGGTTCAACAACCTTGACCCTAGTACGAAGAAGCTGGTAGCGACAATCGGCCTTGTCACGGCTGCTGTACTTATCCTAACAGGTGCTCTCACCGTCCTTGCAGGCGTTGCACTAATTGCAGCCGCAGCGATCGCTACAGTGGGTGCGCCTGTTGCACTCGTCGTGGCAGGCGTTGTACTTGCTATCGGCTTCCTCATCGCCTTCGGTGCAGCTCTTGTTTATGCGTACAATAAGAGCGAAACCTTCCGTGATAAGGTCAACGCAGCCTGGAAGCAGGTCGTCGACTTCTACAACCAGAGCGTCAAGCCTAAGCTGCTTGACATCAAGGACATTTTCGTCAACCACCTTCTGCCAGCACTGAAGAAGGTTAAGGAAGATGGACTGGACGCAATAAACAAGGCGTTCAGGGACATCAAGAAGGCACTAGACGACAACAAGCCTGCGATTGATGCTGTGACCAATGCTTTCAACAGGCTGTGGGCCATCCTGAAGAAGGTCGCCACGTTCATTCTCGACTATGTCGTGCCAGTTCTTAGTAAGGTACTAGCCGGTGCAATCCGACTTGCAGGCGCACAGATTTCCGTTCTGATTTACGCCGTCGGCCTTCTAATTGACATCTTCAGGCAGCTGTACTCCAGGGTGCAAGGTGTCATCAATTTGATTAAGGGCGGCTTCAAGATCGACCTGAAGGCTACTGGTCAGGCTATTGTTCGAAGCCTCATCAGTGGTATTCTCAGCATGGTTTCACCGCTGGGTAGCGCAGTCGGTTCGCTTGTACAAATTATCAGGGACCACATGCCTCACTCGCCGGCGAAGAAGGGTCCGCTGTCGGGTAGGGGCTATCCGCTCTATGCAGGCCAGGCGGTCGCTAAGGCTCTTGCCTTGGGTATGACAAGCAGCCAGTCACGTGTCCTTGCCGCAGCGCAGAGTATTGCCAATGCGGCCCATAGAGGCTTGAACGAGCACCGGCCAAGTTTTAGAAACTGGCTGGTTCGTGGCCTCGACCGCGAGAATGCGCAACTGAGTAAGATCGCCGGCCAGCGAGCTACCATTGCAGCGCAAATCAAGACTGCTACGGAAATGGCTACTAAGATTCATGAGTACGCCGACAACGTTACTGGCAACGCC